TCCCAAGATGAACTTGCTACCGTTACATCAGAGATTTGATGCCGGAACTTCTGCGGTAATACTGGCTTGTTTCCACGGTGCTAAAAAAGTATTCTTATTTGGTTTTGATGGAGACAGCAGCATCTATGCTGGTACTAAGTTCTATCCTGAACTGGGACAGAAAGTCAACAGCTCTTCGTGGAGCGAGAATCTATACAGTGTTGCGATTGCTTATTCTCAAGTAGAATTCTATAGGGTAGGTAAAACGCCAGAATCTGCGAGAAAGATGACGGTGCTACCAAACTATTCTGAGCTAACTTGGAATGAGTTCGTTAGCTACGCTGACCTCTAAGCCCATACGTTCTGGTTGATGCTTCTGAACTTGAGCTTGAGCTCATCCATGTTCATGCTGTTAAACAGTCCAGGATGCAGCGGCTTAGGCAAGCCATCTAATGTGGTCCAACAGTAACCTTTGTGTTCCTCATTGAGGCTGGGAATAAATTCACCGTTCACCACACAGACAAAGGTATGATATTCAAATCTCGTGTCGGGGCTGATGAAAAGATCTATGGGAATGGTCTTGATGATCTTTGGCTGATACCCTAGTTCTTCTGTGGTTTCTCGACTGAGGCAGTCGATGATGCTTTCACCTTCTTCGACCTTGCCGCCCACTAACCCCCAAGTGTCAGCATAACGATCGCTGGCACGCATGAGAAACAGATAACGATGGGTGTCGGCAGCATAAAACAGCGCACCTGCTGCCTTTATAGGACGAGGCTCCAGGTTCCCGCTGGCCACTCGCCTTCGTAACTCTTTTGCCACTGTGTGCCTATCCACTTGTATTGTATTCCGGTGTTAAGATTTGTAACGTACTCTGTTTTAGTTATGCCTGTGCTGTTCCATGATACTTGCCAAGTGGTTCCTGTGTAGCTTATGATATCATTGGCATGTGCGACGAGATCCTGTCCGTATATGTCCTTCCATCCATCAGCACCATCAAAGCTAGTATCATCTTCCTTGCCAACATTTATGTCAGCTAGTATCAGATATCTCTGTCCTGTGGTAGCAGCAGCGAGCCCATTGCCAGGTACTGTCCTTGTAGGGTCAATGATGGCGTTCACTGGCGGCAAGCTATTCTGTGGTATGGTATCTGCATCAACTGTAAACAACAGCACGCTAGGGTCAACTGGGTTCTGTGCGATTGTTCCCACGATCTCGCTGACATAATCTGGATTATCTTTCTTCAATCTAAGCTGGCTGATACCGTTGGTTAATTGACCAAAATTCTTTATCACAGGATCCCAATTTATCGCATCGTTATTGTTCACAGGAACAGCAGTGCTGTTGGTTCCGCGATCTACTGGATAGCTAGACGGCAACAAAGTAGCTTGTCCATTGAGTAACAAGAGATTGTAACCCAAAGGAGTCACATACTGCCTATTACGCAATAGATTAGCTGCTTCTATTATGTCGTCGCTGAGATTGCCAGTGGTAGCATCATAGATGCTGTTGATGATGGTTTGTATCACGCCCATCTTCTTGACCTTAGCTGGCGCACTCAACCATATGGGTATGTAAAAGCTCAAAGTAGCTACGTCAATAGTGTCGTCAGTTCCGACCGGAATCGTCCTGGAGCTCCATATCACGTTGTCTAAGTGGATATAACTAAGGCTGGTCCAATCAATGAAGTTGTCGGTGCTCTGTATCTCTAGATCAGGATTGAATAACGGTAGTATCTGTTCCAAGACCTGTAACTTCTGTTCAGTGTTAGATGTCCATATATCTACATTGACATTAAGTTCGTAAGGAACAGGCATTAATCTTTCTACGGTAAAGGTATTACCTTGCTGTATGCTTAAAGTGTTGTTTTCAGTATCAACCCTGCGCTCACGGACCTGTATCTTGCTTACGAAGGTAGGATCTTGGGTCCTCTCCCTGTCATATTCTAAGCTAGTGATGTAAACGGTCATCACTGGCACAGAGCTCATCTTGTTCTCTGAATTATCTTTTAGTATGGTGCTAGCCATCCTAGTCGGATCACCATAACGCACAGGGACTCGATATAAGGCTTTGTTGCCTTCTCCGTCCTTGCCAAATTCCACAGAAAAATTGCTAAAGACAGCAATTATTTGTTGCAAGAATCGGCGTACCTGTTTGTCGTAAAAGAATGTGCTCATCTGTTAATCTACCTGCGCTTTTAACACTTGGCTCAATGTCTGTCGCTCTGTTGTGATAGTTCCATCGCTGAACATCTTGGAATTGCTGTTGTTGATGAAACTGCTCTTTTGATTCAAGCTAAAGGCAGGCAACGGACTATTTCTAACAACGTCCTGTACCTTAACCCATTTCTTGCCGTCAAATCTAAACATGCGATTTGGAAAATAATCTAATCTCAGGAAGTAATCACCTTCTTGTGTTGAACTAGGAAATGCTATGCCAGATGAGACTGGAAAACCATTAGGAGCGTATACGTCTCCTAGCAAGTATCCTTTGTATCCGGATTTAGTAGGACTGATGTTTTCACTGTTTGCTAACCACTTGTTGCTGTCAGCCCTGATTGTTGAATTGTCAGCTGTTGGTACTTCGGTGATCTTAGCTGAACCATCATCATTGGTAGGTAGCGTATAAAGCTTAGTAGTGTCATAACCAGCTTTTGCTACTTCTGCTATGGCTTGATTGACTATCGCATTATTGATAGAGATTTCTTTGTTATAAGTGCTGAGGAAGTCTTTTAGAGTGCTTTCGTCACCTGCGCCTGCATCCTGCTTGAGTATATCGCGATATTCCTGACCATCGACCAATGGTATGCACTTGACACGCCAAAGATGTGGCCACCAAGTTGGGCTGTAGCCCTCGCTGGCCCGGGCAGCATCCTGCACTGAATAATATCTGCGCAAGGGTGCTACGGTCGCATCTAACGGATAAAAATCACTTAGATGAGGAAGTTCCAAAACGTCACCTGAGATGATCTTTCGTCCAATGGACTCAACCATGTCGTTGAGGTGGAACACTATGAATAGCGTGTCATTCTGCAAAAACAACCCAAACTGACTGAGATCAAAATCTATGTCAGACGTGTTGTATATTGCTCGCAGGTTGTACACACTGGTATCATACTTGCGATCCCTGTTTTCTAGGAACAGCAGGTCTTGTATGTTTTGTTCGCTCACAGTATCATACGCAGGTTGGGTAACGTCACCTAATCCAGAATCGCTGGTCGTGCCTATATACTTGTGTACGTTGACCGTGGTTCCGCCCAGTGTAAACATCTCTCGGATGCGCCCATCGAAAAATCGATAGTCGTTAGTATGGGCGCCTTCTTTCCAAAGGGATATCCTGGGCATTATGAGTCCTCTATTCATATATTTATAGGTTGACAGACGTTGCGTCTGTGTTACATTTATTCATGGCACATGAACTGCACCCTCACAAGATGACCATTAGAAAATGGAAAAATATACAGGCAGACATAGTGTTTCGTTATGGGCACAAATATATGCTTTCTTACGCTCTCAAAAGAGACATGGGGTGGACGGCTCGATTCGATCCAAACTGGCCCCGCAACGGGATTGTTTACATGGATTTTTGGAGTTCCGAAGCCAGGACAGCGTTTCTGTTAGAATACGGTCATCGAGATTTTGATTGACAACCTTATATTCTGTGCTAAATTAAGTTATGAAACAGAAAAATGCTATAGCACGGGATTTGCGCTCACCCAAATATAAGATGCGGGTAGTACGCAGTCGAAAGATTTATACCCGCAAAGATAAACATCCAAAATGCGGTTGACATCTGTCCTAGATGTGTTATATTAAATCATAACTGGGAGATAGCAAATGGCTAAAGCAGCTACTAAGATTGATAAGATTGCAGCGCAGGCAGCTAAGCCTAAGATCGTGCGTCTCAAGGGCAAGTACTCTGAGATAGATCTAAAAGCCACTGGTAAGCTTCCAAGCTGGGAAGATCAAGACAAGCTGACAGCAGAACAGTTCCGCAAGCGTTGGCGCGATGCCCGTTACTTTTATTATTATCATCATGATGTCAAGGAATTACGCCCGTTTATCATTGACGTTTACGGTGCATCCTGGACCAAGGCACAGTTAAAGAGCTTTAACAAGCTCAAGGATTGGCAAGTTTCTCCCACGCTGGCTGCTATCTGCAAGGTAGTGATGGACGGCGCCAATTGGGAAATCGAAACCAAAGCCTGGGCAGATAACAAGGTGATCGAAATCCTCGAGACTGGATCTAAGATCGCTGATGAAGTTGAAAAATCTGAAGAACCTAAGAAAGTGATCAACATACAGGATCGCTTAAAGGACATCAAGAACGATATCGTTGGCGACATCGAAGCCATGGAAGATGAACTCATACGCACAGGCAAGCTGCCTTCGACTAATGTCCTCACTTGGTTGCGCGGTAAAAATGTGCCACAGCAGATCATCAGCGATATTGAACGTTTTTATGCCGAGAAGCTAGCGTTTTATCGCGAGGCACGTGAAGGCAAAGATGAGCAACTCAAGGAAGGATTTGCTCACTACAAGAAAAAAGACTGGGATAATTGGATCAAGTGGCTTGAGAATGTGGTTAGTGATCTCAGCGATTACAAGCGAGTCAAGATAGCTGCTCGCAAGGTTCCTATGCGCAAGCCACCAGCCCCTGAGAAGGTCGTGCGCAAGCTAAAGTTCCTCAGAGAATTTGCAGAATTAGGACTGACTAGTGTACGAGCAACTGAAATCGTAGGTGCTAATCAGCTGTGGATTTACAATGTCAAGACTCGCAAGCTAGGCGTTTACAATGCCAGCACGATCGATCAACAGCTCAGCGTCAAGGGTTCGACGGTAATTGGTTGGGATCCAAAGACCAGCGTGGCTAAGACACTGCGCAAGCCAGCTGAGCAACTCAAGCAGTTTGCTGATTCGGGTAAAGTCCAACTGAGGACGTTCTTAGACAAGATCAAAGCTACTGAGATCAAGCTCAATGGTCGTACAAACGATCAGGTGATATTACTCAAAGCGATCAAATGAGCAAGGGCCATGCATAAATAGTTGCATGGCCACTCTTAATGAACTCAAACAAGAAGTATTTGATTATGTCCGCTACAGCCTCGGTGACGGTTTAGTAGATGTTGAACTTGATCCTGTGCATTATGAGCAAGCACTTAAAGCTAGCTTGCTGAGATACAGGCAACGTAGTAGCAATTCTGTTGAAGAAAGCTACACCTTTCTTAGCCTATTGCAAGATACAGACAAATACACCTTGCCCAGCGAGGTTATAACAGTCAAACAGATATATCGTAGGAGCATAGGTTCGACGAGCACTAGCTCAGCTACGCAGTTTGAACCTTTCGAAGCTGGTTTCTTGAACATGTACATCTTACAATCAGGTCGAGTAGGCGGGTTCCTCAACTACGAACTGTTCTCTGGGTTCCAAGAGATGAGCATGAGGATGTTTGGTGGTTTCATCAACTTCAAGTTCAACAAAGTCAACAAGGAACTTCAGATCATGCGTAGGCCTAGATCCGAAGAAGAAGAGGTCTTGCTGTGGACTTATAACTTCAAACCAGACATTACCATGCTCAGCGATTACATGGCACTGCCTTGGATCAGAGATTACACATTAGCACTGAGCAAGCGTAGCCTAGGTGAAGCTCGTGAGAAGTTTGCTACTATCGCCGGTCCGCAGGGCGGCACCAACCTAAATGGTACTGCACTCAAGCAGGAAGCAGCAGCAGACATCGAAAGACTTGAAATTGAAATCGGTAACTACACCGAAGGCAACGAACCGCTTAGCTTTATTATAGGTTGACAACTAGCTTTATCTCTCGTATGCTATCCTTAATAAGGAGAATTTCATGCTGATCGGAATCTGTGGCCTCATAGGCAGCGGTAAGGATACTATTGCCGCTCATCTCGTTGAACAACACTCGTATGAGCGTTATAGCTGGGCTACACCTTTGAAAGATATCACAGCGACTCTGTTTGGATGGGATCGTGAGATGTTAGAAGGAACTACCTCAGAACTGAGAGCGAATCGTGAGCTCAAGGACGATTGGTGGAGTGAAAAATTAAACCGAGACTGGAGTCCCCGCAAAGCTTTGCAACATATGGGAACTGAAGTCATGCGCGATGCCCTGCATCCTGCTATCTGGGTGCTAGCTGGACAGCGCAGGATCGCAGGAAAATCAAACGTAGTGATCCCTGACACAAGATTTCCAAACGAGATCGAAGCCATACGAGAGATGGGTGGCCAAATATGGCGGGTCAAGCGCGGCGACGATCCGGAATGGTTCCAAAAATATCGTAGTCACTCTATCATTCCACAAGATGTACATCCTAGTGAATATATGTGGGCTAATACTGACTTCGATCATGAGTTTTGCAACGATAGCAATATTGACGATCTCACCAACATGGTTGGATCAGTAATCAGCAACAGGTCCACTTTTAGTGCCAGGCATCGCAGCTATCTCGGCGACACAGTTGGCGCAATAGGTACGCAGATTTAATCTACCTGCATTGAGCTTGTTACCATCTAGATAGACGATACTAAGCTGTGCTAGATGCTTGGCTTGGAAGTGACAGCGATCACATTCGTGTCGTTTCTGATAACCACTTTGCGATAAGACCTGACTCTCTAGATTTTTTTCTTGTTTCTTAATCTTCTCACAGCTTAAACACCGTGATCTATAATGCACATAACCACCTTTAACGTAGTTAAAAGCCCGTGGCTTCGTCCTGCAGACAGTGCATATAGGTCTTATTTCTTTCATTTGATATTTAATCAAAGGTCAGCAAAGGTCTTGAGTAATCAGGCCTTTTTTAGTCACTACTGGTAAATATTCCATAATAGGAGTTAAATCAATGGCATTAGTGTCTCCAGGTATCGAGATTACAGTACAAGACGACAGTCAGTACTCACCAAATACAGCTAGCACCGTTCCACTGTTGATCGTTGCAAGTGTAGAAGATAAAATCAATTCAGGCGGCACTATTGCTGCTGGAACTACAAAAGAAAACGCAGGCAGCTTGTTTGTGATGACAAGTCAGCGAGATGTGCTCACCACATACGGCAGTCCAGCTTTCTACACTAACACTAACAGCGCACCGATTCAGGGGTATGAGATCAATGAATATGGTCTCTTAACAGCGTATAGCTTGTTGGGAGTTACGAACAAAGCTTTCATAGTTCGAGCAGACGTTAACTTAGGTGAACTAGTAAGCTCAGGCGATCGTCCTCTTGCTGCTCCGGATGACGGCACTTACTGGTTGGACATAAGCCCAACGAGACTAGGTTTGTTTGAATGGGATGCAGCGGATCAAGAGTTTGTTCCGGTGTTACCATTGGTTATCACTGATACCGATGATCTCTCAGGTGGCGCACCTAAGGTTAGTATCGGGCAGCAAGGTCAGTATGCGATAGTAACAACTAATACTGCAAATCCTGTTTATTATAAGAATTCAGGTAACGAATGGGTGCTTGTAGGTTCACAAGATTGGATGATCAGTTGGCCCACAATACAAGGTTCGGTCACTAATCCAACTCTCACTGTCGCAGAAACTATATCGATCAATGGTGAGATCATCACTGTAACTGGTAATTTAACTGCACTCGTCACATCGATCAATACATCGGCTATTCCGGGCGTAACAGCAGCAAATGTTGATAATAAGTTAGAACTATATGCTGATGATACTGCTGCCAGCGATGGCAGCACTGTTGACGGTGCTATAGACATCGCAAATGATAGCGGCGATGTTCTAACTGATCTCGGCATTGATGCTGGAACTTATTATCGCCCAGCAGTCCAGCTCAGCAAGCATACTTCAGTTCCAAATTGGAAGAGTGGCGATTCAGAACCTCGTCCAAACGGTTCGATATGGGCTAAAACTACAGCGTCAAACTTTGGCGCTAGTTTTGCGGTCAAGAGATTCAATGCTCTTACACAGGCATTCCAGCTATTAAGTGCTCCGTTGTATGCAGATGATGCTGGTGCTAACAAAGCCTATGATCCATTACGTGGCGGTTCA